TCTGTGTTGCAGCTCAACCGGGTGTTTGGCACATGGCGGGCGTTTGTCGAGGCGTGCGGCTTGGAGCACAGGCCGTACCATGCGGGCAGCGGGCCGCGGCCGGAGGACATGCCGGGCAGCGTGATGGCAGACGATTTCTCCTGGCACGATCCGAGCGTGCTGCGCTGCGAGCCGGTGCGCATTGCGGTGCGCCAGTGGCATCCACACGAGAAGCGGTACGTAGACGTGGCGATACAAGAAGCGTGGCGGGTGCGGTGATGGTGCGACCTGCCGTGGAATATCCCGCTGAGCTCCTGTCACAGCAGCGGGCGGCGCTCGTAATCTATCACCTGGGCGTGCTGGGCCGCTGTTACACGACGGAGGAGATCGCCGCCCTGGTGGGTCTGTCCCATCGGGGCGCTTTGTATCTGATGGAGAAACTCAGCGGCATCTACGGCGTGCCGGTGACGCAACTGGACGACGGCAGATGGCTGATGTTGCCGGGCGGGTAGAACTAGCGGTTCCTGGGCGGATGGTACGGTGTAGGCGGAGGGACTATGGCGAAACGAGAATACGCCCCGGAAACGAAGGCCGCGGTGATGGCGGCGCTGTTAGAGGGGCAATCGATCTCCGGCGTCGCCAGACAATACCAGATTCCGAAGGGGACCGTTGCCGGATGGCATAGGCAGGCGGGGGTGCTGGCGAGGCCCAGCGGCGCGGGCACGGTCGCGACTCAAAAACGGCAGGCCCAAATCCAGGAACTTGTGCTTGACCTACTGGTCGTACAGTTGCGCAGTCAAATCGCCATTGCCCAACACGGCACGGATAAGGCGTGGCTCAACAAACAGGATGCGAGCGCCCTGGCCGTGTTCTATGGGGTTGGCAATGACAAGGTGTTCCGACTACTAGAGGCGTTGGGTAGTGCTGAATCTGAGCCTGAATCTGCCGAGGGTTGATACAGGGCCGTTTGTATTTGGGCGGACAGCGCGGCGTGTGCGTCCTCCCAAATTCGGCGCGTGGCTGCGCGAGGTGACGCCGGCCTATACGTGGGACGCGGCGCATCTGTTGCATATCCGGGCGCAGTTGGACCGCGTGACGCGGGGCGAGATTGACAGGCTGATGCTCTTCGTGCCGCCTCGTCACGGCAAATCGGAACTGGCGACGGTGCGCTATCCGGTGTGGCGCATGGAGTGCGACCCGACATTGCCGGTGATCGTGGGGGCGTACAACAAGCTCCTCGCGGACAGCTTTAGCCGTAAGGCGCGACGCATCGCTCAGGAGCGGTTCCCGCTAGACGATGAGCGGCGGGCTGCGGATGAATGGCAGACTGCGCAGGGCGGCGTGTTTCGCGCGGCGGGCGTGGGCACTGGGATCACTGGAAAAGGCGCGCGGCTTGTCATAGTGGACGACCCAGTCAAGAGCCGCGAGGAAGCCAACAGCGCGGCGTACCGCGAGCGGGTGTGGAACTGGTACCGCGACGACCTGTACACGCGCCTGGAACCGGGCGGGGCCGTGATTTTGATCATGACCCGCTGGCACGAGGATGACCTCGCCGGGCGCATTTTGGCGTCGGAGGATGCGGCGAATTGGACGGTGGTCAAGCTGCCGGCGCTGGCGGAGGAAGACGATCCCCTGGGCAGGCAGCCGGGCGCGGCGTTGTGGCCGGCGCGCTTCGACGAAACAGACCTAAAGCGCATTCGCACGGTGCTCGGTTCGCAGTCATTCACGGCGCTGTACCAGCAGCGGCCCACGGCGCTAGAGGGCGGGCTGTTTCGGCGGGCTTGGTTTGACATTGTGCCCGCGGTTCCGGCGCAGGTGCGAAGGGTGCGCTACTGGGACAAGGCAGGCACGGACGCGGACGGCGATTTTACCGCGGGTGCGCTCATCGCCGCAGACAATGACGGCCTCTACTACGTGGCGGACGTGGTGCGCGGGCAGTGGAGCGCGTTGGAGCGGGAGCGCATTATCCGGCAGACGGCGGAGATGGACGGGCCAGGCGTGCCGATTTGGTTGGAGCAGGAGCCGGGCAGCGGCGGCAAGGAGAGCGCGCAGGCGACGATCCGGAGCCTGGCGGGGTGGACGGTGCGGGCGGAACGGGTGACGGGCGACAAGCTCAGCCGGGCGCAGCCGTTGGCGGCGCAGTGCGAGGCGGGCAACGTCAAGCTGGTGCGCGGGCCGTGGAATGCGGCCTATTTGGACGAGTTGACCATGTTCCCAAACGGGCGCAACGATGACCAGGTGGACGCGTCGAGCGGGGCGTTTGCGAAGCTGGTGCGGCCGGCGATGCGCGAGGCCAGGAGCTTCCAGGGGTAGACGATGGCAACGGACCTAGAACTGGCGTACGCGTACCTAGTAGGCAAGCAGGAGCGGTACAACCTCCTGTTTAGATATTACGACGGGGATCACCCGCTGGTCTACAACGCGTCGAAGTTGCGCGAGATTTTCCGCGGCATTGACGCCACGTTCAACGAAAACTGGTCAGCGGTCGTGGTCAACACGGTGCTGGACCGCATTGCCATCGAGCGGTTCCAGATCGGCGACGGGCGCAACGACGCGGCCTCGGATGCGCTGCTGGCGCTGTGGCGCGATACGGGGCTGGACCTGGACGCGTACGACGCGCATTTGTGTGCGCTGGTGACGGGCGAGGCGTTCATCGTGTGCGGCGAGGATGAGGCCGGCCAGCCTGAGGCGTATTTCAACGACAGCCGCCTGTGCCACATGGTGTATGACGAGGCCAGGCCGCATGTGCCGCGTTTCGCCGCCAAATGGTGGGAGGAGACGCAGGGCAACTCGGTCGTCACGCATTTGACGCTCTACTACCCGGACCGCTTCGAGTATTACCTGACGCCGCACCCGCGTGCCGAGATCAGCAGCGCGGCGGCGTTCGTGCCGGCCACGCCGCCCACGGCGCCTAACCCGTATGGGGAGATACCCGTCTACCATTTGCGGCGGGAGCGGCGGGCCATCGTAAGCGAATTGGCGGACATCATCGCTCCGCAGGCGCAACTCAACAAGGTCCTGGCGGACATGATGATCGCCGCAGAGTTCGGGGCGTACCGGCAGCGGTACATCATCAGCCAGATGGCGACGGGGGCGAAGCTCAAGAACGCGCCCAACGAGATTTGGGATTTGCCGGCCTCGGACGGAGAGGGGCAGCCGACCACGGTTGGCGAGTTCGGCGCGACGGACCTGGGCAACTACCTGGCGGCCATCGAGCGCAGCGCCAACGTGATTGCGACGATCAGCGGCATTCCCAAGACGCTGCTGTTTGAGACGGGCAACGTGCCGAGCGGGGCGTCGCTGCGGGCGCTCGAAGCGCCGTTGGTGCGCAAGGCGGAACGCTACGCGCATCGTTGGGAGACGACGTGGCGGCAGGTGTTGCGCTGGCTGCTACGCGTGACGGGCGGCGGCGATGTGCCGGAGACGGACATTGACGTGGTGTGGGCGGAGCCGGCCACGACGCAGCCCGAGACGGACGCCGTGACGGTGAAAACGTTGGTCGAGGCGGGCGTGCCTCTGCGCACGGCGCTGCGGCGGCAGGGATGGAGCGACGCGGAGCTAGACCAGTTGGCGCAGGATGAGGCGGAGGAACAGGCGGCGGCAGCGACGATGGCGCAGGCGTATGTGGCGGCGGCAGAGGCGAACCTAAGCAGGCAGGGCGCGGAGAGTGCGCCGGGGCAGGCGACCAATGCCGCCTAGTGTCATTGACGCCATGAGCGCGTATCGGGCGGCGATTGAGATGCAGGAGCGCGGGCAGGCTGCGCGGTTGGCGGGTCTGTGGGCGGATGTGCTGCGTGGGTTGCAGGGCGAATGCGAGCGGTTGGCGCAGGAGCTCGCGGACCGGCAGGCGCGCGGGTTGCCGGTGGCGCTGTGGCATGTGCGGCGCATGGAGCGATACCAGGCGTTGATGCGCCAGGTGACGCAGCAGATTCGGCGCTTCGGGCCGGACGTGGCGGCGGACGTGACGGAGATGCAGCGATTGATGGCGCGCTGGGGGCTGGAGCACAGCGTGGCGCTGATTGACATGCAGACGGCGAGCGTGACGGCTCTGTTCGACCGGCTGCCTGTGGAGGCCGTGATCCGTATGGCGGGCAACACGGGCGCAGGCACACCGTTGGCGACGCTGCTGGCTCCGCTGCCCGGCGAGGGCGCGCAGGCGGTGACACGGGCGCTGATGCGAGGGGTTGCGCTGGGCTGGCATCCGACCCGCACGGCGCAGGAGATGATCAACGGGGCGGGGCTGGCGTTTCAGCGGGCGCTGCTGATTGCCCGCACGGAGCAGATGCGCGTGTACCGCGAGACGACGCGGCAGCAGTATGTGGCGTCGGGCCTCGTGGAGGGGTACATCCGGGTATCGGCCAAAAGCGCACGGACGTGCATCGCCTGTCTGATGAGCGACGGGCAGTTCTTCGAGCTGGACGTGCCGTTTGAGGAGCACCCTGCGGGCCGATGCGTGGCGATTCCGGCGTTGGTGCGGGGCCAGCGGGCGACGTGGGAGACGGGAGAGCAGTGGTTCCGGCGGCAGGACGAGGCGACGCAACGCCAGGTGTTGGGGCCGGGCCGGTACGATGCGTGGCAGGCCGGGCGCTTTGAGTTGGGGGCCACGGTGACGCGACGTGAGGATGCAACGTGGGGGGCGAGCTTGGTCCCGACACCGTTGCACGAGTTATTGGCGGCATAGACAGGAGAGACGCTGAGATGGCGGACGAGGGACAGGCCCAGGGCGGGATGCCTGAGGGCCAGGGCGAGACGCCCACTGCGGTGAGCTTCGATGCGTGGCTAGGCGACCAGGACGAGACGGTCCGCGGTCTGATTGACGGCCACACGAAGGGTCTGAAATCGGCTCTGGAGACGGAGCGCGCCAACGCGAAGGGGTTGGCGAAACAGATACGGGAGTTAAGCGGCAAGCTCGATCAGAACAGCGACGCGGCCAAACAGTTGACCGAACTCAGCGGGAAGCTGGAGACGGAGCAGAAGCGGGCCGACTTCTATGAGGCGGCGACAGCGGCGGGATGCCGCAATCTGCGACTGGCGTGGTTGGCGGCGAGTGTGGACGGGTTGACGCTGGAGCAGGTGAGGACGCAGCACCCCGATTTGTTTGGAGCGACGAGGCCGGCGACGAACGCGGGCAACGGGGCGCAACAGGCGCAGACAGGTGCGGCGCAGGGAATGAACGCATTCATCCGCAAGGCCGCGGGCCGCGGATAGGGCCGGTGAACCGGCGAGGAGTGGGAAATGGCCTTTAACAATGTGATCAGCCGTGCGGATGCCGCTGCGCTGATCCCTCAGGAAACGAGCCGCGAGATCATCGCGGCAGTGCCGCAGGCGTCGGCAGTGATGGGGCTGGCGCGGCGGTTGGCGAACATGAGCAGCAATCAGCGGCGGATGCCGGTGATGAGCGCGCTGGCTACGGCGTATTTCGTGACCGGCGACACGGGGCTGAAGGAAACCAGCGAGGTCAACTGGGACAATCGGTTCATCGACGCTGAGGAGTTGGCGGTGATTGTGCCGATTCCTGAGGCGGTGTTGGACGATGCCGAGTTCGACATCTGGAGCGAGGTTCGCCCGGCTCTGGTCGAGGCGTTCGGCGTGGCGATTGACCAGGCCGTGCTCTACGGGACGAACATCCCGGCCTCGTGGACGACCAACCTGGGCGCAGCGGGCCTGACTACGGGCATCAACAACGCGGGGCATCAAATCAGCCTGGCCGCCTATGCCGATATGTACGAGGCGATCCTGGGCGAGAGCGCAGGCGGCGTGTCGGGTCTGTTCGGCCTGGTGGAGGCGGACGGGTTCATGGTGACGGGCAGCATTGCCGACCTCGCCATGAAGCGCCGGCTGCGCAACGTGCGGGCGACGGGCGGCGAGTTGATTTTCAGCACCAACATGCAGCAGGCGGGGGCGTATGTGCTGGATGGCGCGCCGTGCGTGTTCCCGACCAACGGAGCGATCAACGCGGCGTTCTATCTGATCAGCGGGCAGTGGAACCAGTTGGTCTACGCCATGCGCCAGGACATCACCTACAAGGTGCTGGATCAGGCGGTGATTCAGGACGGCGCGGGCAACATCATCTACAACCTGGCCCAGCAGGACATGGTGGCGCTGCGGGCGGTGATGCGCCTGGGCTTCGCCCTGCCGAACCCGATCAACCGTGTGAACCAGGTTGCGGCGACCCGCTTCCCGTTTGCCTCGTTGACGGCATAGGGGGACTGAGATGAGTTTCTACCCGTACAACACGAATGTGGCGCGCCGGGCGCAGAGTGATGTGCCCGGCACGGTGACGGTTCTGGGGGCGGGGGTGTGCTATACGCCCGGCTCGCCGGTGGTCGATGACGTGGACTGGTTTGTGGCGTCGGTGGACATGAAAGTCGGCGCGTACACCCTGGCGCACACCGCGCCGGACGTGGGGGCGCGCAACGTCACGGTGACGCAGACGGCCACCGGCACTGAGGACACCAACGGCACGATTGTCGTTGTCGGCAAGGACCTCGCCGGCAACGTCATCACGGAGACACTCACCCCGAATGCGGGGGCGACGGTGGCGGGCGGGAAATGTTTCGCGACCATCACGTCGATCACCGGGGCGGGCTGGGTGATTGATGGCGTCGAAGGCACGAAGGACAAGATCAGGGTTGGTTTCGGTCCCAAGATCGGCTTGCCTGACAAGTTGACCGACACGGCGCAGGTGGTCGCCACGTCGCTCAACAACGTCAAGGAGGCCACGGCGGCAGCCGTTACCGTGTCGGCGACGGCTCTGGAATCCAACGGTGTGGACCTGGACAGCGCGCTGAACGGCACGCCGGTCAAAATCTATTACTGGGTCTAGCCCAGGGAGGACGTATGGCTGAAGGTAAAGGCTGTCTGTATGGAGACCTGACGGCGCTGGCCGCGGGCGGGGCGATGCTCGATCTGGTCAACCCGGAAGGCGCGGCGCTGATCATCACCAACTTCATCGTGCGTTCGACGGTGGTGTCCACCGGCGCGGCCACGATGGACGCGGGCGTGAGCGCGGGCGGGCTGACCAACGACGAGCTGATCGACGGGCTGGACATCAATGCGGGTCTGGTGCTGGAGAGCAACCACGACCAGGTGACGGCAGGCACGGTGGCCGAGCACGAGGTGGAGTGGGGCGCGACGGAGCATCTGGTGGTGTACGGTTCGGCGGCCACGACAGGGTTTGTCGGCACGTATTACTGCGAGTACATCCGGGTCTAGGGGGCATCATGGCGGCGACAGCGGCGATGGTTGAGCGGTTGCGCAGGATGGTTGCGGAGCCGGACAGCAGCAACGGGTATGCGGATACCGTGCTGGAGGAGATCATCGAGCGGTATCCCACGCTGGATGCCGATGGGCTGTCGTCAGACGATGCCGACTGGACGGCGAGCTACGACCTGAATCTGGCGGCGTCTGAGGTGTGGGGCGAGAAGGCGGCGGCGCTGGCTGCCGCCTTTGACTTCACGGCGGACGGGGCCACATTCGCGCGCAGCCAGGCGTACAGCCAGGCGACGCGCATGATGCGGCGCTATGGGGCGCGCCGTGCGCCCGGGACGGTGACGCTGGTGCGCGTGACGAATGACGACGATGAGCTAGGGGACGGCTAGCGGGATGGACAACATGGACGCAATCCGGGCGACGGTGGACGAGCATGGGCGCATCATCAACGAGCATGGCGACCAGATCGCCGGCCTGTCGCTCGTGGTGCTGGGCGACGGCAGCAAACGCGTGCGCGGCCTGCTAGAGCGCACGGACAATCTGGAGAAACTAGCGCAGGAGTTGGGCGCGTGGCGGCAGGATATCAATACATCGATACGCATGGGGCTAATCTATCTGCGCATTCTGGTGGCGCTGTTGGGACTGGTCGGATTGGCGGCGTGGCAAGCGCCGCTGTCGGCCATCATCGCGGCGATTAGCGGGGGGTGAGATGACGCTAGAGGAGTTCATTCTTGGCATTTTAGCTGGCTCGCTCAGTTATCCGGTAGCGCGCTATTTGTATGCGGAGTTTGCGCCTACGGACATTTCGAGGCGGACAAAGCGGCTTGGGGCCTACGGAGTGAGTTTTGCTCTGGCTCTGGCGGCGCTGGCCGGCGGGCATGTGTTCGGCTATGTGGAGATAACGCCGGATACGGTATTCATGGCATTCGCAACCGCATTCGGCACGAGCCAGGCGCTGCACGGGTGGCTGGAACTTGGGCCTGATAGCCGGCAGTGACGGATGGCCGAGACGGTGCAGGACGCGGTAGCGACGCCGACCGTCGAAGAGGCTCTGGACGCCGCGCTGAGGATTGCCCCGGCGTGTCGCACGCTCAAACAGGTGGGCCGCGAGGTCAACGATACGCTGGGCCTGGACTGGTCGGACG